GTGGCGTCGGAGCCGTACACGCTTGTGGAGATCGCCGAGCGGGATGGCTTCTGCTGTCAGATCTGCCGCGATCCGGTGGACATGAAGCTCGTCTGGCCGAAGCTGTGGGCCCCGACGATTGATCACGTCGTACCGGTGGTGGCGGGCGGCGATGACACGCCGGCGAACGTGCAGCTCGCGCATTTCGTGTGCAACAGCCGCAAGGGCGGGCGGCTGGAGCTGGCCTCGTGACGCGCAGCGTGCGCGTGGACCTGGTGGCATCGGTCCGCGGGGACCTGCGGCGGCTGGGCGTCGATGCGAAGAGCACGCTGGCGATGGCCGCGCTGGACATCGCGGTACGGCTCGGTGTGGACGGCGTGCGCCCGACAGCGGCGGCGATGCTGCACAAGGAGCTGCGCGCGACGCTGGAGGCGCTGGAGCGGGTCGCCGCCGGACAACCGGCCGAGGACGCGATCGACGAGCTGCGGACCCGTCGGGCGAACCGTGCCTGAGCTGATCGGCGAGCAGACACCGCGGATCCGATGGGTGCCGGAGTCGTACCGGTCATCGGGGGCTGACGCGGCGGAGCTCGCCGAGACGGCCGGGCTGGTGCTGGATCCGTGGCAACGCCTGGTACTCGACGACGCCCTGGGGGAGCGGCGTGACGGCCGGTGGACGTCGTTCGAGACCGGCCTGGTCGTAGCGCGCCAGAACGGCAAGGGCGCGATCTTCGAGGCCAGAGTGCTCGCCGGCCTGTTCCTGTTCGACGAGCGGCTGATCATGTACTCGTGCCACGAGTTCAAGAGTGCGCAAGAGTTCTTCCGGCGGATCCGGCTCCTGATCGACGGCAAGGACGAGTTCCGACGGCGGGTCCGGAAGATCGTGACGGCGCACGGCGACGAGGGCATCGAGCTCACGACCGGCCAGCGTCTCCGGGTCATCGCCCGCTCGACCGGCAGCGGCCGGGGCTTCAGTGGCGACCTCAACATCTGGGATGAGGCGTTCAACCTCCCTTCGACCGCCGTTGACGCGCAGATGCCTACCATGTCCGCGCGGCCCAACCCGCAGGCGTGGTACGGATCATCGGCCGCGGACAAGGCCATTGCGCCGTGCGAGCAACTCGCCGCGGTGCGCCGCCGGGGCATCGCGGGCGACGATCCCGCGCTGACGTACCTGGAATGGAGCATCGACCCGCACACAGAGCAGTGCGCGCGCGACGCCGAGGGCACTATCACCTGCACCGACCACGACGACCGCGACGACCCGGCAAGCTGGGCGAAGGCGAATCCCAGTCTCGGCATTCGGATCTCGGTCGAGCACGTTCAGCGCGAGTACACCTCGATGTCGCCTACGGGCTTCGACCGCGAGCGCCTATCGGTGGGGAACTGGCCGACCGACAAGGCGAGCCAGTGGACGGTCATCCCCGAGGAGCGGTGGCGGGCGGTCGCCGACGAGCAGTCCGAGGCCGTGGGCCGGGTGGCGTTCGCGATCCACGTCAGCCCGGACCGGAGCTGGGCGGCGATCGCCACGGCGGGCCGCCGCGCTGATGGGCTGCTGCACCTGGAGGTCGTGGACTACCGGCCGGGCACTCGGTGGGTACCGGACCGCGCCGCGCAGCTTCAGAAGCGGTGGGATCCGGTCGCCTGGGTGGTGGACGCAGGCGGCCCCGCGGGGTCGCTGATCGCCGACCTTGAGGCGGTCCGGATCGAGGATCCGCAGACCCGCGAGGTCACCACCCTGGAGATCACCAAGCCGACGGCGCGCGAGGTGGCGCACGCGTTCGGCCAGCTTCTGGACGCTGTGATGCCCGAGGAGGGCGATCCGGGCGCGCGTGTCCGGCCGCATCCGGCGCTCGACGCCGCGGTGGCCGGGGCTGCGACGCGGAAGCTTGGCACCGCGCACGCGTGGGACGCCCTGACCACGGCGGTGGACATCTCGTCGCTGGTCGCGGTGACCAGCGCCGCGTGGGGGTTTGCGACAAAAGGCCATGTCGAGGACGAGGCGCCTGAGCCGTGGGTGCAGTTCGGGTGAGGGGGGCGGCGATGGCTTTGACGATCCCCGTGGAGCGGATCTCGCAGGAGGCCCGGCGGCGCGACGTGCGCGCCGGTCTGCGCAGGCTGGCGCGGCTACTGGTCACGCTCCTAGTAGGTATCCCGTACGTGCTCGGCTGGACTGTGAGCAAGGTCTGGTTGGGGCTCACGATCGCGTGGGTAGCGGCGGGCGAGGGCTGGCGTGACGCGGCCCGCTCGCGGCCGGTGAAGGGCGGCCGGCGGTGAGCGAGACCCCGCTCGTCTTCGTGACGATCGAGTGGGATGGCGCCAGCGGCTGCGAGTCCGAGGCGTTCGGGCCCTGGACGGCCCGTGAGGACGGCTCCCACCTCGACGAGATCGGTGACTTCCTGACGCGGTGGCGGGATGCTGAGGCCAAGTCCGACGCCTCCTACTTCGTCTGGGCGCCGACGTCGCCGGACGCGTACGAGCAGCGGGCGGCCGGCCCCTGATGGGCCTGCTGGAGAGGGTCACGGCGAGGCATGCCGAGCGCTTCGAGCGGCGCTTCGGGTGGGACGACTACCTCAGCCTGTTCGCCGACGGCCCGTTCGGAGCCAGCCTCTACGGGACGGTCACCGGCGGCCAGGAGCGCGTCGAGGGCAACTTCGACGGCATCGTCAACGGCGTCTACAAGCGGTCGGGTGTGGTGTTCGCGTGCCTGCTCGCCCGGCTGCTGGTCTTCTCCGAGGCGCGCTTTCAGTGGCGAGGCTTCAGCCGCGGCGGTCGGCTGGGGGCGCTGTTCGGCGCCCCCGAGCTCGGGCTGCTGGAGCGGCCGTGGCTGGGCGGCTCGACGGGTGATCTGCTGGCGCGGATGGAGCAGGACTCGACGCTGGCCGGCGGGTTCTACGCAACGCGGCGCCGGAATGCGGCCGGCCAGGAGCGCATCGTGCGCATGCGGCCGGACTGGGTGACCATCGTGCTCGGCTCGTATGAGAATCCCGACCTGGAAGCGTTCGACCTGGACTCCGAGCTGATCGGCTACATCTACCAGCCGCCGGGCGGCCAGGCGCAGGTGCTGCTGCCCGAGGAGGTCTGCCACTACGCGCCGGTGCCGGACCCGATCGCCTCCTATCGCGGCATGTCGCTGTTGCAGTCGGTGATCCGCGACATCGAGGGAGACCAGGCGGCCACCACCCACAAGCTGAAGTTCTTCGAGAACGGCGCCTCTCCGAACATGGTCGTGACGATGGACTCGTCGGTCACGCCGGAGGCATTCGCCCGCTTCAAGGCCGTAATGGAGGCCGGTCACGCTGGGGCGCTCAACGCCTTCAAGACCTTGTACTTGGGCGGCGGCGCCGACGTGAAGACCGTCGGCAGCAACTTCCAGGAGATGTCCTACAAGGCCATCCAGGCCCTGGGGGAGACGCGCGTGGCCGCAGCCATGGGTGTGCCGCCGGTCATCGTGGGCCTGTCCGAGGGGCTATCATCTGCCACGTACTCCAACTATGCGCAGGCCAGACGGCGTTTCGGCGACGGTACGTTGCGGCCTTTGTGGCGTAACGCGGCCGGGTCGCTGGCCAGCCTGCTGCCGCCCCGGCCGGGCGCGGAGCTCTGGTACGACGACCGCGACGTGAGCTTCCTGAGAGAAGACCAGAAGGACGCCGCGCAGATCTTCTCCATCCAGGCATCCACGATCGCGAACCTCGTCCGCGAAGGGTTCACCGCCGAGTCGGCGCAGGCCGCCGTCGCCGCTCAGGACTCCAGCCTGCTCGTGCACACCGGCCTGCTCAGCGTGCAGCTTCAGCCACCCGGCACGAAGTTCAAGCAGCCGAACGACTCCGGCCAGTCCGACGAGACCGAAGACGAACCCGAGGACGATGCCGCAGACGACGAAGGCACCGGCCCCGACGAGGAGGAAGAGCAGCAGTGAAGCATCTGATCACCGTGCGGGCGAACGCCGCGCCCGTCAGCCTCCATCCGCGGGCCGCCGCAGAACCCGAAGGACTGGACTCCGCCCCCAACGCCGAGGCCCGCGCCGACAGCGCGGGGGAGCAGGTCATGGTGTTGCGCTTCTCGGCGTTCGGCGTGTGGTACGAAATCAACTCTTGGCATGAGGGCCGCTTTCTGGAACGCGTCCTGCCCGGCACGTTCACCAAGACCATCCAGGAGCGCGGCGACCGGGTGAAGATCTTCTTCAACCACGGGTACGACTACCAGATCGACCAGAAGATCCTCGGCGTGCCCGAGCTGCTGGAGGAGCGCACCGACGGCGTGTGGGCCGAGGTCCCGCTGCTCGACACCTCCTACAACCGCGACCTGATCCCGGGCCTGCGCGCGGGGGGATACGGCTCCAGCTTCATGTTCAACGTGATGGAGGACGTCTGGGTTCATGAGCCGGAGGCGTCCGAGCACAACCCCGAGGGCCTGCCCGAGCGCAGCGTCCTACAGGTGCGCCTGTTCGAGTGCGGGCCGGTCACCTGGCCCGCCAGCCATGCGGCGACCGCTGGCATGCGCTCGGCCGTTGCACTCACCGACTGGTACGGCGAGCAGCTTCGCACCCGCGACTCCGGCCGCCATGACGCGCTCGTGCGCGGCTTCACCGACTTCCGTGCCCGCCACGGACTCCGCACCTCCGACAGTGAGGCCGTCCCGCCCGCCGCCGACCCGCAGCCGGTCGCCGACGAGAGGCAGGACACCACGCCGGACGAGGCCGCGACCACCCCGACCGACGCGCCGGACACCCCGGTAGTGCACCACGCGACAGGTCTCACCCATTCGCAGCGCGACGCCCGGCTGAGGGCGCAGCGCTATTCGTTCCTGACCAGGGAGGCGTCCTGATGGACGAGATCCTGCGCAGGCTCGGTGAGATCGAGACCGAGATGCGCGAACTACACGAGGCCGCCGGCGACGAGGCGCTCACCGCCGAGCAGCAGGCCCGCTGGACCGAGCTGGAGGAGCAGCGCACCGAGCAGCTCCGGCTCCAAGAAGAGGAGCGCGCTCGCCAGGCCGACCTGGACCGGCGGCGGAGCGCGGTGGCCGGGTTCGCCGCGCGCGGCACCACCGAGGCCGGCGACGGCAACCTCGACGTGCGCGGCGTGCAGGTGATGCAGTGCGTCGATCCGTGGGACGGCGCCGACGTGCGGGCCCTGCCGGACCTGAAGGCGCGCGACAAGGCGCTGAAGGCGCTGGAGGACCCCTCGCTGACGGAGCATGCCGACGACGAGCAGCTCGCGCGCGCGATCAAGGTGCTGCGCACCCGCACCCGCGACTGCAACGGCGCGCACGTGGCCCGCCGTCTGCTGATCACGGAGACCGAGCACTACCGCAACGCGTTCATGAAGTTGATCACGCGGGCTCACCCGGTGCTGACTCCGGAGGAGCAGCACGCGGTGGAGGTGTACGAGGAGTACCGGGCCATGTCGATCGGCTCGGACCCGGGCGGCGGCTTCGGCGTCCCGGTGCTGATCGACCCGACCATCATGCTCGTGGCGCAGGGCAGCCCGAACGACATCCTGAACCTCGCCAGGGTGGAGACGATCACCAACGACGAATGGAAGGGTGTGTCGAGCGCGGGCGTGTCCTGGTCGTTCGACCCCGAGTCGGCCGAGGTCAGCGACGACTCACCGACCCTGGCGCAGCCCACCGTGCCCGCACACAAGGCGCAGGGCTACATCCCGTACACGATCGAGGTCGGGATGGACTACCCGGGCTTCGCGTCGGAGATGAGCGTGCTGCTGGACGAGGGCTACCGCGAGCTTCTGGCGCAAAAGCTCACCACCGGCTCCGGCACCAACGAGCCCACGGGCGTGGTCACTAAGCTCGACGCCACCCCCGCCAGTGAGGTCACCGTCACCACCGACGGCGTGTTCGGCGCGGTCGACATCTACAAGCTGTGGGATGCTCTGCCGATCAAGTACCGCAACCGCATGCCGTCGTGGATGAGCAGCACAGACGTCATGAACGAGGTCCGCCAGTTCGGCTCCGGCGGGTCCGGCGGCTCGAACTTCTCGGTCAACCTGACGCAGGAGTCGATCCCGAAGCTGTTCGGCAAGAACTACTACGAGAACGACTTCATGGACGACTTCACGTCCACGACCGGCGCCGCGAACCTGGTGGTCCTGGGCGACTTCAAGAACTACTTGATCGCCCAGCGCGCGGGCATGAGCGTCGAGCTCGTTCCGCACGTGTTCGGCAACACCAACAACCGACCGATCGGCCAGCGCGCCTGGTACGCCTGGGCGCGAGTCGGCGCCGACGTGATCAACACTGCCGGATTCAGGCTCCTTCAAAACCAGTAGCGGTTTCGCATTAACTCCCGCCGGCCGCCTGGGTGGTCGGCCGGCGGGCACCACCACCCGCCACCTCCGAGGAGAGAGGTTCCTGATGGCTTACGTCTTCCCGACCTGTGTCGCGGTCGTCCGGTGGGAGGGAGGCCGCGTCCACCTGAACACTGACCAGCAGTGGCCCGCCGATGACCCGTTCGTCAAGGCCCATCCGGCGCTCTTCGCCGAGGATCCGCAGTCGCCGCAGCGGACCGCACCGGTGGTGGAGCGGGCCACCCAGGCGCCCGGTGAGCGGCGGCAGACCCGTAAGCCGGCCCGGAAGGACGGCCCTGCGGGTGAGTAACGGCACCGTCCTGGGCGCCTACCTGCATCCCAACGTCACCTCGCACAGCTTCTCCGACTCGCTGATGAAGCTGATCTCCCACGACATGGTCAACCATGCGCGGGTGATCCGCGCGGGAGTGCTGCAATTCCGCTGCGGCGCGGGCGGCCTGGTGCAGGCCCGCAACGAAATCGTCCAGCAGTTTCTCGACCGGTCGGACGCCGAGTGGCTGTGGTGCGTGGACTCCGACATGGGCTTCTTGCCGGACACCGTTGACCGCCTGGTCGAGGCGGCCGACCCGGCGGAGCGGCCGGTGGTGGGTGCGCTGTGCTTCGGGCTGCGGGAGGTGGCCCCGGACGGCATGTGCGGCTGGAAGGTGCGGCCCTTCCCGACGATCTACGACTGGGGGCGCGACCCGAAGGGCACCTTCGGCTTTCACGTGCGGCGCGACTACGCGCCGAACGCGCTCACCCAGGTCGCGGGCACGGGCGCCGCGTGCCTGCTGATTCACCGGTCGGCGGCCGAGAAGGTGCGCGCCGACGCGGGTGATGCCTGGTTCGACCCCGTGAACTTCGCGGACGGCCGGCCGGTCGGCGAGGACCTTTCCTTCTGCTACCGGCTGAACAAGATCGGGCTCCCTGTCTTCGTGCACACTGGCGTCCCGACCTCGCATCACAAGCAGATCTGGCTGGGCGAGGAGGAGTACCGGCTGTTCGAGGCGCCCTACCGCGCCGGTGCCGAGGGCGGGGCGGTGAGCGATGCCGCTGGCGAGCGTGTCACCCAAGGCGCCTGACCTCGTCGTGATCGTCCCATCGCGGGGACGACCCCGGTCGGCCGTAGAGCTGATCGCCGCATTCGCGGAAACCTGTGAAGCCGATACCCGCTTGTGGTTCGCCGTCGATGCTGATGACCCGACGCTGGAGGCGTACTCGAAGGCCGTCCTCGGGACGGGGGCGAGCGTCATGATCTGCGAGGCGACGCCCACCGGCATGGTGGCGGCCCTCAACGCGTCCGTGCGCGACTGGCTTCAGTCCGCCGACGCCCCGACGGCGATCGGGTTCATGGGGGATGACCACCGTCCCCGTACGCGCGGCTGGGATGCCGCCTACCTGACCGCTCTGCGTAGCCTGCCCGGCTTCGTGTACGGCAACGATCTGGTCCAGGGAGTGCGCCTGCCCACGCAGGTCGCGATCAGCACGCCGGTGGTGCGGGCGCTCGGGCACATGGCCCCGCCGACCCTGCGGCACATGTACGTGGACAACTACTGGCTGCGGCTCGGTCAGGCGGCCGCATGCATCACCTACCTGCGGAACGTGGTCGTCGAGCACCTGCACCCGGTGGCCGGGACCGCGGCCTGGGATGCGGGCTACCGGCGCGTCAATGCGCGCGAGGTCTACGACCAGGACCGGAAGGCGTTCGAGGCGTACATGAGCGAGCACGGCCACCGTGAGACCCTCGCCGTGATCCAGGCCGCCGCCGCGGTACCGAAGTGACCAGGAAGCGCCTGCGTCCGGCCTACTCGGACGCCGAGCTCAAAGCCCTCTACCGCACGCCGCACGACCATCGCCGGTGGCGGGATCACCGCCTGCGCGTGGACGTGACCGTCGCGGTGGCCCGGTGGATGGCCGGGGACGGCGTCGATGCGGCGGCGGACCTGTCGTGTGGGAACGGCGCGATTCTGTCCGCGGTCCCTGCGGGCGCGAAGTACTTCGGCGACATCGCGCCCGGCTACCGGTTCCAGGGCCCGATCGAGGACACCATCATGCAGATCCCGCAGGTGGACCTGTTCGTGTGCTCGGAGACGCTTGAGCACGTGGACGCGCCCATGCTGGTGCTGGGCCGGATCCGCGACCGTGCCCGCATGCTGGTGCTCTCGACGCCCGTGGACGCCTGGGACGACGACAACCCCGAGCACTACTGGGCCTGGTCGCGCGAGGACATCGAGGAGATGCTCGCCGCCGCCGGGTGGACGCTGCACGTCTACGCCACGGCGGACTTCCGGCCGCAGGGCCTGCCGTACTGCTTCGGCATCTGGGGGGTTCGATGAAGACCGCGCTGGTGACCGGCGCCGCCGGGTTCGTCGGCCGTCACATGCTCGCCGCCCTGTCTGACCGGGGCTGGTCGGTGCATGCGGTCGATGTCGCGCACGGCAGCGACGCCCACGACCTGTACCGCGAGGAGCGCGACCGGTTCGACCTGGTGGTGCATGCGGCGGCGACCGCTCCGCATCGGGCGGCGATCGACGGACTGCCGATGAACCTCGCGCGGGACCTGGCGCTGGATGCCGCGATGTTCACCTGGGCGGTGCGCACCCGGCAGCGGCGGGTGCTGTACCTGTCCAGCAGCGCGGCATACCCCATCGACCTGCAAGACGATCTCGCCGCCGCGATGGACCTGCGCGAGGAGATGATCCGGTTCGACCGGTACAACATCGGTGCTCCGGATGCCTCATACGGGTGGACGAAGCTCACCGGCGAGCGCATGGCCGCAGCCGCGGCGCAGGCCGGGCTCGCCGTGCACATCGTGCGGCCGTTCTCCGGCTACGGCACCGGCCAGGGCGAGCAATGGCCCTTCGGGGCGTTCGTGGCGCGAGCACGACGCCGCGAGGACCCGTTCGTCATCTGGGGCAGCGGCGAGCAGGTCCGCGACTGGATCCACATCGACGACCTTGTGGCCGGCGCGCTGGCCGTGGTGGACGCCGATGTGCGCGAGCCGGTCAACCTCTGCACAGGAATCGGCACGAGCATGCGCGAACTCGCCGCGATGGTGTGCGCCGAGGCGGGATACCGGCCGCGGGTCGAACTGCGCGAGGACGCGCCGGCCGGAGTGGCGTATCGGGTCGGTGACCCGGCCCGGATGTTCGGCATCTACCGGCCGGCGGTGTCGATCGAGGACGGCGTCCGGCGCGCATTGGCGCCGGCCTAACGGTGATCTGAGCAAGGGGGACGCGTGATTATTGACGCGGGTACGGCTGCTGAGGGAGTGGGTGTGGGCGTGCGGCTCGCGCCGACCGATTCCGGCCGGGGGACGACGCTGTGGCAGGTTGAACGATGGGACGCCGACGCGGTCGGCTGGGTGCGACGTAAGTCGGGCCTGGTGTCGCCCGGGGGCCACGTGTTCCGCAAGCTGGGCGTGGCCAGCTACCAGACGACGGAGCACCTGGGAAACGCGATCCTGTCGGCGGGGTGGACGCGGATCCTGAACCTGCTGATCGGCACCGGCTCGACCCAGGCCATGGACGCCACCCATACCCGTATCGGTGTGGGTGACGGGACCACAGCAGTCACCACGGCGGACACCACGCTCACCGGCTCCACGAACAAGTACTTCAAGACCGCCGCAGGAGTGGGCACGATCGGGGCCGGCGCCGGGCCGCCTACGACGACCCTGACGATTTCGGCGACCTTCGGAACGGGCGTAGCGAACTTCGCATGGCAGAAGTTCGGCGTGGACTTCGGGACCACGGACGGCGCGACAGAGGTCGCGCCACTGCTCAACGCAGCGGTGTCGAACCAGGGCACCAAGGCGTCCGGCCAGGTCTGGACGGCCACTGCGACCCTCTCGTGGACCTGATCATCTAACGCCCGGATCGGTAGACGTCCATGGCGATCCGGTTCAGTGGCCCTGGCCAGCGGTACACGGCGTCCCTGGGCCTGGGGGTCCGGACGAGCCTGACGGTCGCCTGCTGGATCAAGATCTCCGTTGACCGGAACACCCGCGTAGTGCCGTGGGTAATCCACAACGGGGCGAGCAACTACCTGTCGCTGGAGATCAACGCCGCCGGTGAAGTCGGCGTCTACACCGAGAACACCACACCCCCCGTGGCTTTCAACACCAACGTGGGGCAGTGGTGCTACGTCGCGGCGACCGTGGACGCCTCGAACGTGAGAATCTCCTACGAGGCGACCGCGTTCTCCAGCGAGTTCTCCAGCGGGTTCTGGGGCATCTCCCATTCGACGAACGCGGCGAGCCTGAGCATCGGCGAGTGGCTGTCCGGAACGAGTGCGTGGCTCAACGGCTGCATGGCCGGACTGAAGATCTGGACGGCCACGCTCACCGCAGACGAGCTCGAAACGGAGGCCACCCAGTACGCCCCGGTCCGAACCGCGGGCCTGGCGGCGTACTACCGGTTCGATGGGCCATCGACGACCGATGACAGCGGCAATGGGCGCACCCTTTCGGGCGGAGCGGGCGTCACGCAGGAGCCGGATCCGGATGACGTCACCGCGGTCGCGCCGACCGACTCAGCATCAGCGGCCGACACACTGACCGCCGCCGCCACCGTGGCGCTCGCGGAGGCCGCCGCGGCAAGCACAGGTGTGGCCGTCGCCGCAGGCCTGGGCGTGGCCGACTCCGGCACAGGCGCCGAAAGTCTCGCGATCGCCGCGATCACACCGCTGGCGGACGCCGCCACGGCCGGCGAGGCGATCAGCAGCGGCATGCCGGTCCCGGTCGCCGACGCGGGCGCAGGTGTGGACGCGTTCCAGGCTGGCGCCGCCGTGGCGCTCAACGAGGGCGGCACCGGTGCCGATGCGCTGTCCATCACCGCGTCACTGCCGCTCGCCGACTCGGCGGTCGCGGCCGACGCGGTCGAGCGTGCGCAGCTCGTGGGCAAGGCGCTCGCCGACGCGGCGACGGCAGGCGATGCCCTGGCGGTGCAGAGCTACATCGTGCGGGAGATCGGCGACCCTGGTCCACCGCGGAGGGCATGGCCGGTGCGCGCCCCGCGCCGCGCCTGGTCGGCGGACCGGCCTCGCCATAGCTGGAGCGTGCGCCCGCCCCGTACTGACGTGCCGCTGGAGGTGTGATGATGCACGATGCGCTGTCGATCTCCAGCCTCAGCCGCGAGTACGTGTACGCATGGGTGGGCGGCGCGCTCGGGATCGAGACCGTGGAGGTGGCCTTCGTGCGGGCCGACGAGCCCGGGAGCGGTGACTGGAAGACCGCCGAATGGGCCAACCTGACCCCAGCGGGCGCGGACGCGCGGATCCTGGTAGGGCCCGGAGGCACCGTGACCCTGACGGACGGGCTGTGGCAAATGTGGGTGCGGGTCACCGCGGTCACCGAGACGCCCGTGCTCTACTCCGGCCCCGTGAACATCTTCTGAGCGCGTTGTGCCGTCGCTGCGCGCTCGTACCACCGCGACCCGCAACGGTGCCAGCTATAACATCGCCTACCCGACCCTAGCCGCAGGGGACGTGCTCGTCCTGGCTCAGTTCGCCGACATCGGGGAGCTGGCCGACATGGCGAACCCTGTCGGTTTCGGTGCCCCGCTGCTGGCGGTGGACGCCTCGTCCGGCAACATGCGCGGCAAGCTGTGGGTCAAGGAGGCCACTGGCAGCGAGTCCGGGAACCTGGCCCTTACACAGGGCACGAACGCCGACGGCGTGGCACACCTGTGGAGTATCCAAGACGCCGGACTGCCTGCCGTTACAGCCTTTTCCATGGCTGGGAGCGGCACCAATGTGACGACGCCGGGGATCACGCCCACCAGCACGTCGGATCTGGAGATCCGCTTCGCCGCCGGGAATGGCAACGGGACCGGCCGTACCTTCACGCCACCTGCGGGGTTCACCGAGCCTGCGGGCGCCGATGCCCACTCGAACGGCTACACGATCGTGGCAGGGGCATACCGCCAGCTCGTCACGGGTGATGCCACGAGCGATGCGAACTTTGTCGCGTCAGGCACGCTTTTCGCCCGGCTCGGGTTCACCATCTCGCTTGGCTCGGGCGAGACGCCGATCTCGATCGCCGATGTCGGCCAGGGCGCGGACGCCATTGGGCTCGCCGCGGCCGTCCCGGCGGGAGATGCCGCAATCGCCGCCGACGCCGTGGCCGTGTCCGCGACGGCCGGCCCGGCGGACAGCGCTGGAGCGGCCGACGCGGTTACCGTGGCGGCTGCCGCCGCGACCGCCGACGCCGCGACCGCTGCGGATGCCATCACTGTGACGGTCGCCACGGGCTTGCCGGACTCGGCGGCCGGGGCCGAGGTGCTCGGCGCGAACGCGGGTGTTGCGGTCGCGGACGCGGCGGCCGGCGCGGATGCGGTTGCGGCCACCGCCGCGGTGGTCCTCGGCGACGCCGGTACGGCGGCCGAGTCCATGCTGAGCGGCCAGCTCCGGCCGGGCGTGGACGCGGGGTTCGGCGCCGACGCCGTGGCTGTGAGCGTGGCTGCCACGCCGGGCGACGTGGGCGGCGCGTCCGATGTGCTCGGCGTGACCACCGTGCTTACCCTCGCGGACGCGGCCGTCGCCGGGGACGGCTTCGTGGCCATCGAGGTCACGCCGATCAGCGTGGCCGACGCCGCGACCGCTGGCGACGTGCTGGCCGTGGTCCGGGATCGCGACGTCGGGCCGGTCGGGCGACCGCGCCGGCACTGGACCGTCCGGGGCCCGCGGCGCGGGGTGGCCGCGGCCCGACCGCTGTAGGGGGTGCTGTGGCCGAGCCGTCGTTCCTCGCCGTCGGCGGATACGCCGCCGCCACCGCGACTCAGGCAGCGGTACCGGTCCCGCCCGGCGCGCAGGCGGGGATGGCGGTCGTCGTCGGCATGTTCATGGACGGGCCGCCTCTGGCGGTGGCTCCCTCGATGCTGCCCGGGTTCGCCGCGGCCGAGGGCGCGCCGGTGCAGATCTCGGACGGGGCGGGCACGCACAGCCTGTACGTGTGGATCAAGCGGCTCACCGCCGCCGACACCGGCACCTACGACTTCGGCTGGAGCGAGGAGCGTTACCAGGAGTCGCAAGCCGTCCTGTACCGGGACGTGGCGGCCACCGGCCTGCTGCTCGACTCGCCCACCGATTCCGCCTGGAGTACCGACGCCATCACCACCAGCCCGCCCGTCGAGGTGACCAGCGTGGGCCCGGACCGGCGACTGGTATGGGCCAGCACGAACTGGTCGGGCGGCGAATGGACGGCGCCGACCGGCTTCACGCGGCGGGTGCAGGACGGCGCACAGATCTGGAGTCTGGCCGATCGCTCGTGGCCCACGGCCGGAGCGACCGGCGCGGTGGTCGGATCCTGCACCGGCAGCGACCGGCGCACCGCCTGGCTCGGCGCGTTGCGTGGCACCACCTCCGACAGCACGCCCGTCGCCGTGGGCGACACGGCGGCGGCTGGCGACGCCCTGGCCGTCGGCGCCACCGTTCCGAGGGCCGATGCCGGCACCGCCGCGGACGCCGTGGCGGTGGCCGCGACCGCGGGCACGACCGACTCCGCATCGGCGGCCGAGACGCTGACGGCCGCCGCCGCGGTGGCAGCCGCCGAGAGCGGCATGGGCGCGGATGGCCTGAGCGTCAGCGGCACCAGTTCGTTCGCCGACGCCGCGGCGTGCGGCGATGCGATGATGGTCGCGGTGCCCGTACCGCTCGCCGATTCGGCGATCGGTGGTGACGCACTGCTGACCGCGGTGGCCGCGCCCCTCGCCGATACCGCGGCCGGGGCCGATGGGCTGGCCGTCGGCGCGCAGGCGCCCATGGCCGACACCGCGGCCGGCGCGGACCAGCTTGCACGCGGCGAGAAGACGGTGGTCGGCGACGCCGGTACGGCGGCCGAGGCGCTGGCGGTACTCGTCACTGCCGGGCTGGAGGAGCACGCGGCGGCCGTCGAGGCGTTCGCTGCGGCAGTGGACGTGACGCTCGCCGACGCCGCGATCGGGCTCGATGTGCTGGCCGTCGCCGGGCCGGCGGCGACCGGCGGATCCATGGCGGGGGCCGACCGTCGTGGAACGGCGATGGCGGGTGTGGCGCGTGTGGGCGCGAGGATGGAGGCGCGGTGAGCTACGACCTCGGGGACGTCGTCCCGCTGCGTGTCACGATCACGGACGCGGACGGCAACCCGGCGAACGCCAGCGCGGTGACGCTGACGATCACCCTGCCGGACGGGACCGTGACCACGGTGGGGCCGGTCGCGCCGACCGAGACCGGCGTCTACGACCACGACTATCCGACCGTCCAGGCCGGGCTGCACGTCGTGCACTGGGCCGCGACGGGCGCGAACGGGTCTGCGTACGACGACGTCTTCGACGTCCAGCCCGCGGCCGTGACCTTCGTCAGCTTGAGTGACGCGCGAGAGCACCTGAAGAAGACCGGGCTCGCGGACGACGACGCGAAGCTCCGGCGGTTCGTCTCGGCCGCCTGCCGCATGATCACGGACCGGATGGGCCATGTCGCGCCGGTCACGCTCAGCATGGAGGGTTCGGGCTGCACAGTGATCCTGGAGCGCCCGGTGATCGCCGTGACCTCCGTCGTGAAGCTGTCCGGCGGCGACGTCGTACCGGCCGCCGACCCGGCCGCGGGGACCACCGGATGGGCCCTTGACAGGGCGGCCGGGGTGCTCACGCTGACGCGGTCCCGCGGCCAGGTGCGGGTCACCTACCGTGCGGGCCGCTCGCCGATTCCGGCGAACTTCCGCTTGGCCGCGCTGGAGCTCACTGGGCACCTGTGGCGGACGTCGCAGCTCAACGGCGGTGGCGGGCGTCCGTCGCTGTCGGCCGACGAGCAGGTGGTGCCCGGTGTCAGCTACGCGCTGCCCTACTCGGTGCGGCAGCTCCTGGGGCTCGACAGGAGGCCCCAGGAAGGACTCCTGGTCGGCTGATACCGACCGCGCCCTGTTCGCCGATCGACGGTCAAGTCCAGCTTGACCTCTGCCAGGTCAAGCCCAGCTTGACCCCGGAACCCCTAGGAGGACACGGCCGATGGAGCCGACCGTAAGCACCGTCCCGGCCTGCCTGCGGGCGCTGGTGGCCGCCGCCGAAAGGGCCGTGCCGCCGCGGGTCGTCCGGGGCCGTGAGGTGCCGGTGACGGTCGTGCTCGGGCAGCCGAACGTCGGCCAGATGGACTCGGACGAGATGGTCCTGATCGCCTTCACAGGCGAACCCGGCGACGCGGCCGTGACCAGCACCCGGACCCAGCGGCAGGCGACACCGGCCCCCGACCGGGAGTCCTACGACGTGACGTGCCTGGCCACGAGCTGGCACGGCCACGACGACGAGCCGCTCCCGGTGCTGGATCGCACGTACGAGATGGTCAATGCGCTGGCCGCGGAGCTGGCCGCCGACGGCACGCTCGGGGGAGTCGTCGGCCGGACACGCATCAGCACCGACCAGCTCGTCCAGGTCCAGACCGATCACGGCGCGACCGCGGTCCTCAGATTCACGGTCCACGTCGAGGCGTTCACGAGGCCGTTCTGATGGCCAGGAAGACCCGGACGTACACCCACGGCGCGGCCGAGATCCGCGAGTTCGCCAGGCAGCTCGGCAAGATGCCGCCGGAGATCCGCCAGGATCTGCGGCCCCGACTCAAGTCCGTCGGCAACAAGGCCCTGGCCAGCGTGCGATTGAGGGCGGCCTGGTCCACCCGGATCCCGCGGGCGACCCGCCTCAAGATCGGCCTGTCCCAGCGAAACCCGGGCCTGGCCATCGAGGTGAACCGGCACAAGGCGCCGCACGCCCGACCGTACGAGCACAACGACGAAGACGGCATCTTCCTGGCGCCGTTCTTCGGCAACAAGGACGGCCGCTGGTACGGGCACCGGGCGCGGCCGTTCTTGGTCCGAGGCGCCCGGCCCTGGTTCGCGACGGCTGACCGCGATGTTGCCGAGGTCGTGGACGAGGTCGCGCGGCGCGCGGGCTTCCGATGACCGATGAGAGAGGACACCCATGGCTCTTAGCGTGCGCGCGCTCGTGCAGCTCGCGGCCGATCTGACCAGCGCGCAGGACCTGACCACCGCGAGCGCACCGCTCAGCGTGGGCCGGCAGGTCACCCTGACCGACGGCGCCGGCCTCAACCAGGCGAACCGCATCTGGTCCGATCAGCGGACCCTCGCCGCGTCCGCCAGCGAGGACATCGACCTCGCCGGGACACTGACCGACCCGTTCGGCGCGACGATCACCCTGGCCCGCGTCAAGGCCCTGATCGTGTCCGCAACAGTCGGAAACGTGAACAACGTCGTGCTCGGTGGCGCGGCGAGCAACGGCTGGGTGGGCCCGTTCGGCGCCGACACGCACACCCTCGCCGTGCGCCCCGGCGGTGTCCTCGCGCTGCTCGCCCCGGACGCCACCGGCTACGCGGTCACCGCGAGCACCGCCGACCTGCTGCACGTCGCCAACTCCGGCGCCGGGTCCGGGGTGACCTATCAGATCGTCGTCGTCGGTGCAGCCAGCTAGGGGGAGCTGTGGAGCTGGAAACCGTGGAGATGATCCACCCGAACCTGCCGGGCCAGTCGGCGCACGTGCCACGGCAGGCCGTGTCCCACCATCAGCGCGCGGGCTGGCGACTCGCTGAGGAGCTGCCGCCGGATCCACCCGCACCTGAGAAGACCGATCAAGCCCCGGCCGCCGCCGGGGCTTCTTCTTTGCCCGAAACCGAGAAGTCGCCGCGGGGTCGGCGCACCAGGGGGGATGAGTAATGCCCGCTACGCCGATCGCCGCGGTCGATCGCTATTGGCCGACCGGTACAGCTAAGTGGCTTTTCTGCCCGAGCGTCGCCAACATTCAGGCGATCACCCGCGCGGAGATCAACGCCGGGACGGACCTGACTCGCGAGGTCGCGGCGACCGAGGGATGGAGCACCACCGGCGAGCTGATTGAGACGCCGGACGGTGACTCGCGGTTCGTCGCGAGGATCCCCGGCAAGATCACCGCAGACGACAGTTCGATCACGTTCTATCTCGACCCGTCCGGTGTAGACGCGAGGGCCCTGTTCCCGCGCGACACCTCGGGCTTTATCGTCCGCATGCCCGGCGGCGACATCGCCGGGCGTCTCTGCGACGTGTTCCCCGTGAGGGTCACGACCGCCACCAAGTTGGTCAACGTCGGCGAGGAAGAGGCCGGGCGCCTTCAGGTCGCTTGCGCGATCGTGCGCGAGCCCGCCGAAGACATCGTCATCCCAGCGTAAGAAGGAGCAAGACCCCCATGGCTCTACTCAGCAAGGACCAGATCTGGCAGGCCCACGACATCACCTATGAGGACGTCGCCGTACCCGAATGGGGCGGCGAGGTCCGCATCAGAGGTCTTCGGGGCGATGAGCGCGACGCCTTCGAGGAGGCGTCGCTCAAGCGCGGCCGAAGTGGTAATCGCGAAGTGAACCTGAAGAACGTCCGGGCGAGATTGGTCGCGGCGTGCGCGATCAACGAGGACGGCAGCCCCATGTTCAACGCGGCGGACGTCCTCAAGCTGGGCTCGAAGGCGGCGGGTGCACTGGAGCGGCTCTTCAGGGTCGCGCAGAGGCTGAGCGGCATGACCGATCAGGACGTGGACGAGCTGGCGGGAAATTCCGACGGCGGCCAGAACGGCAGTTCTACTTCCGACTCGCCGCCCATCTCGGACTTCCCGTCGCCGAGCTCCTCGTTCGGATCTCATCACGCGAGCTGACGGAGTGGAGGGCCTATGAGCGGCTGACCGGGCCGCTCGGCCAGCAGCGTGACGACAACCTCGCAGCGCGTACCGCGTTCTACATCGTCTCGGCGCTGAGCGGCGACAAAGGCCGCAAGCCGAAGTTCTCCGACTTCCTCCCCAACTGGGGCCTGACCAGGGAGGACATCGGTGGCGACGATCAAGAATCTGCTCATCCGGCTGGGGGTGATCGCTGACGTCGATCGCGGCGTCAACGAGACCACCCGCGGCCTGGAGCGTGTCGCCCGCCAGGCCGACGCCACCGACCGGCGGCTCCGCGGCCTGGGCGGCGGCTTCGACGTACTGAGCGGTGCGGCCGGGCGCACCGGCACTGGCCTCCGCTCGGCGGCGACGGCGTTCGCCGGCCTCGGCTCCGCCGCCGGCGGCGCGGCGGGACGACTCGGCTCGCTCGCGTCACAGGTCGGGCGCATCGGGGGCCTGCTGGGTGGCCTCGGCTCCATCGCGGGCCGCGCCGCGGGCGCGCTCGCGGGATTAGGTTCGGCGGCGGCCCGCATCGGTGCCGCCGCCGCGAGCGCCGGGATAGCGATCGGCGCGCTGGCGGCTGCGGCGTCGGCCGCAACGACGGGAGTTGCGGGTCTGGTCGCGGCGCTCGCTCCGGCGGCCGGCGCGCTGGCGGCGCTGCCTGGGGCCGCGCTGCTGTGGAGCGCGGCTCTGGGCACCCTGAAGCTGGGCCTCTCGGGGATCGCTGATGGCTTCGCCGCGGCGATCAGCGGCGACTACCTCAAATTCATGGAGGCCACCAAAGACCTCAGCCAGTCGGCCTCCGAGGTCGCCTACGAGCTGTTCCAGATGGCGCCGGCGTTCCAGCGGCTGAAGGACACGGCCCAGGACGGGATCTTCGGCCCGCTGGTCGGCCAGATGTGGTCGCTGCTGCCGCTGCTGAACGTCTTGAACACCGGCATCGGGGAAGTGGCCGCCGAGTTCGGCCGGGCGGCACTGGCCGCGCTGGAGTTCGCCCGGTCAGCAGAGACCCTCAGAGCGGTCGAGACCGTCTTCCGCGCGACCCGCGATGCCATCGCCGCCCTGATACCCGCGATCCGGCCGGTGCTGGACGGGCTGCGCGATCTCGGTGTGGTCGGCGCGGTCTGGTTGTCCGGGCTGGCGCCGGAGATCGCCGAGGTGGCCACGAGGTTCGGCGAGTGGATGTCGCGGATCGCGGCATCCGGGCAGGCCGTGGCGTGGATGGACGGCGCGCTGGTCGTGCTGCGTCAGCTCGGCGCGATCCTGGGCGATCTCGGCGGGATCGTCGTGGGTGTCCTCCGCGCGGTCCAGGCGTCGGGGACCGGCGTGCTCGGCGTCCTCGGCCAGCTCGTCGATGCGGCGCACGCGTGGGTCGATTCGACGGCCGGCCAAGAGGCGCTGGTCGCCGTGTTCCGGGCGCTGGCGCAGATCGGAGCCACGCTCGTCCCGCTCGTCATCCTGATCGCAGCCGGAATCGCGCAGCTCGCGCCGCTGGTCGCGCAGCTCGCGGTCGCGGTCGGCCCGCTGCTCACCTCGGCGATCTCCGGGCTCATCCCCGCGCTGGCCGCCGTCGCACCTGGGGTCCTCGCGCTGGTCGGCGCCTTGACGGCCGCGGTGCAGATGATCGGCCCTGCCCTGGCCCCGCTGGGAGCCGCGCTCTCCAGCGGCTTGGCCTCGGCTGCACCCCTGCTGGTCACGCTCGGGGCCGCGGTCACCTCCCTGCTGCCCCACCTCCAGGCGCTCATCGTCGCCGTAGGGAACGTATTGGGCCAGCTCAGGCCAGCAGTATCCGCTCTCCTGCCCGCCGCAGCCACGGCTTTGGACGCGATCGGGGAGGCACTGGCCATCGCGGTACGGGCGGCGCTGCCGCTGGCACAGGCGGTAGCAGGAATCGTGTCGGCCGCCGCGCCGCTGGTCTTATTGCTCGCGCAGGTCGCGGTGGCCGCGGTGCAGGCGTTCGGGCCGGTGGTCGTCGCCGCCGCGAACGGGCTGGCCGGGGCGATCTCCGCCCTGGCACCCGGGATTTTCGCGCTGATCGACGGGATCGCGGCCGGAGCACGGGCGATCGCGCCGGCGCTAGCCCCGCTCGGGCAGGTATTGGGCGGCATCCTATCTGCCGCCGGGCCCGTGCTCGCCCAGCTCGGCGGGGCGATCGCCTCACTTCTCCCTGGCGTCCAGGCGCTCGGGAGCGCCTTGGCGGCAGGGATCGGCGCGATCGGCCCGGCGCTGGCCCCGATCGCGAACGCCTTGACCAGCGTGGCCGTAGCCGCCGCTCCACTCGTGCCGCTCCTTGCCGAGGTGGCCGTACTCCTGATCGGCAGCCTGGCCTCCGGCATCCAAACGATCATGCCCGCAGTGGTCGCGCTCGGCCAGGGGATCGCCGCTCTGCTGCCCGGGGCACAGGCGCTCCTATCGGGGCTCGCGACAGGGATCGCCGCACTTGGCCCTGCCCTCCAGCCGCTCGGGCAGGCGATCAGCGGCGTCCTCGTCGCGCTGGCCCCGCTTCTGCCGATCGCCGGGCAGCTCGCAGCGGTGATCACCACGGCGCTCACCGGCGCGATCCGGACATTGACGCCCGCCTTGGTGCCTGTGGTGGATGGACTCGGCCAGCTCGCAGCCGCGATAGGGCCGCTGATAGGGCAGGTAGTGCAACTCGCCGCCCAGTTTTTGAGCGCGCTTCTACCCGCCGTTGCCCCACTTCTGCCGACGCTGGGCCAGCTCGCCCAGGCGGCCCTTCCCGCCCTGGTGGGGATCGTCCAGGCCGGCACCCCGCTCCTTGGCCAGCTCAGCGACATCCTGCGCGAGGTCCTCCAGGCGATGTCGCCTCTGCTGCCGGTGGTCGGCCAGGTGGCGAGCATCCTGGGGGACGCGTTGATCGGCGCGATCAGCACACTTCTGGGCGCGGTGCAGCCGCTTGTCCCGCTGATCTCGGACCTCGCGGCCACGATGGGAGCCTCGCTACTGTCCGTCGCGGTCGCCGCGGCTCCGGTACTCACCCAGCTCGCCAACGTGGTCGCCGGGCTCGTCACTGCGGCGATGCCGCTCCTTCCGATCCTGATCAAGATCGCAGCGGTGATCGGGACCACCGTGCTCACGGTCCTGTCCACCCTGCTCAAGGCGATCGTTCCACTGCTGCCGTCGATCGGGCGCCTGGCAGAGGTGGTCGGCGACCTGCTGCGCATGGCCCTTGAGACGATCGCGCCGTTCATTCTGAGGGTCACAGAGGCGATCGCCCAGCTTCTGCCGATCTTGACCCCGGTGATCGACCTGGTGGCCAAGGTCGCAGGGCAGATCGGACAGATCCTCGTCCAGGCGGTCGGGCAACTTCTCGACGCCTTGACGCCACTACTGCCGGTGATCGTCGATGTCGTGACCACGCTCGGGCAGAGCCTGACCGACGCCCTGACCGCCCTCGCACCGCTGATCATCAAGGTCGTCGAGGCGATCGTCGGGCTGCTGCCCGCCGTGACGCCGCTGATCCAGATCGTGATGGACCTGGTTCAGGCGTTCATGCCGCTCATCCAGGCGATTCTGCCCGTGATCGTCGATCTGGCGACGGCACTGTCACCACTGATCGAGACGATCGCCAAGCTTTTCGGTGGCCTGCTCAACGCTGTGATGCCGCTCGTCAAGTCATTCGCCGACCTGATCGCCGCGATCCTGCCTCTCCTGGATCCGCTCATCCAGATCATCAATATCATTCTGCCGCCGCTTATCGGCCTTGTGGCGACGCTCGCCGATTTCCTTGTCGCGATTCTTGTTCCCGCCATTGAGGCTATTGCGACGGTCGTGAAGTGGGTCGTTAATCTGGTGGTCGGTGCGTTCAAGTGGCTTTATGACGTCCTCGTCGGGCATTCGATCATCCCCGACATGATCAACGCGATAAAGGCGTGGTTCGACAAAGCCCTCCAATGGGTGACCGGTATTGTCAACGGCATCAAAGACGTGATCGTCCGAGTGGTCACAGCGATCTCGGACTGGTGGAGCCGCACCTGGGAGGCAATCACCGGGCGCGTGGCGCGCAACTGGGAGATCATCCGGACGCTGGTCGGCAACGCCATCGAAGCCGTGCGGACGATTATCTCCAACATCATGTCCACGATCCGGGATCGATGGAATGAGGCATGGGACCGCGTGACCGGTGCCCTCGGCCAGGCGTGGGAGGCGATCCGGCGCGCCGTGTCGGACGGCATCAATACCGTGCTTAATTTCTTTCGAAATCTTCCGGGCCAGATCGCCGGAGCTCTTGGCAATCTCGGCGGAACCCTATTCAATGCGGGCCGTGACCTCATCAATGGATTGTGGAACGGCTTGGTCAGTATGTGGGAATGGTTTAAGAACGCCATCTACAATTTCTTTTCCTCGATTATGCCGCAATGGGTCAAAGACGCGTTGGGAATCCGATCGCCGTCGAAGCTGTTCGCGGAGATCGGGAAGATGCTGCCCGCCGGCCTCGTCGCCGGCATGGACGGCGCGCTCGGCATGGTCACCGCGGCGGCCGACCGCATGGCCGCCGCCGCGACGATCGGCGTCATCGGAACCATGGCCACCGCGGCACCCGCCGAGATGCTCGCCGGGGCCGTCGCAGCGCCCGTGGCGGCGGGCGGCGGACGGGGAGGGGGGAACGTCATCGAGAACGTCATCCTCACCGTGAACGTGGAAGGAGTCGTCGATCTCCGCAGTGACGACGCCGGGGCGCGCAGGCTCGGCCTACAGATCCGCGAGGTTCTGCGCAACCTCGACCGGGAGCAGATGTGATCGTCGGCCGCGTCACGCTGACCGAGCCGCACACCGTGGACGAGACCGGCGAGGCGGCGATGACCCTGTCCGGCCGGGAGGCATGGCCGATCATCACGCGCGGGGAGGTGCTGGCCCGGCATGAGGCGGTGCTGGGCCAGCGCGGTGCGCTGGTCGCCGTCCTCTTCGGCCAGAAGGACGAGCGCAACGGTTACTACACCGTGACGTCCAGTTCCTCGAACCTGACCGACTTCGCCGGGTACTCCGGCTGGGCGGACTGGTCGCTGTCGCTCGTGCGCCACGGGCCAGACAACGTGATCGACCTGGAGAGCAGGCTCACCGGCGCCGTCCGAGCGAACGACTTCTCGCTGAGCGGCGAGCGCTGGCACGCGCCCGCCATCGGCGCGTACGGCTACTACACCGGCTCGACGACGGCGAGCACGATGGTCCGAACCGGGGAGGACGGGCCGATCACCGTCTACCGGCAGGTGCCCGCCGGGGTGTCGCCGCGGTGGGGTTGTGCGGTCGGCGACTACCTGCGCGGCCGGGTCCGGCTCCGGACGGGGTACCCGCCGCGCGAGCTGACAGGGCTGACGGCCGCGGTGGACGTGGATCAGTGGGAGCTGTCCAACGGGCTCGTCAGGGCCAGGCGCAGCTACACCGCCGGGTCGATGGAGGTCGGGAGCTACACCGGCGGCTGGAAGCCGAAGGTCTGGAACATCGACATCGGATCGGGGCCGATCACCTCATGGGAGTCGGTGACGATCCTCCGAAACGACCCGGAGGCGGCGACGCTGCGGCTCACCGAGTCGCGCGCGCCCGGCCGGGTCGCCGTAGACCTCACGGTGCGCAGGGGGTCTCGCACCGTTGAGGTCTACGTGCAGCGTGGAGACAGCGGAACGATCAGCGTCTACCTGGCCAGCGCAGAGACGATGACCGACAGCACGTCGTATGTGGTCCGCCCGACGGACGACGCGGACGGGAACCGGGCCATCGCCGGATCGGCGCGGAACTTCGACCCGCACGCTGCCGGCGGCCTGACGAAGACCAGCACGACGGTCCTGGACTGCTGGCTGGGCGTGGTGGCGGGAGGGGGGAGCGCGGTGTCCGGCGATCAGGCGGCGCACCTGCGTGACCAGTACATCGGCGCGCTGCCCGAAACCACAGCGGCGGTACGTAGATGAGCGTGAACGAGGTCATCCAGGGGCTCGGCTCGTGGTCGCTCCAGCTCGACGGCTGCCCGCGCGAGACCCTCGACGCTCTCCTGTACTTCGGCCACGTCGCGATCGTTCCCGGCCGCGTGGCGCCCGCGCAGTACGGCGACCAGCTCCTTACCATGGCCCGCTACGTCGGCGTACTCACCAAGCGCGACGACGAGGAGGACCGCACGGCCATCGCCGGCCAGGGCATGGAGCTCTGGCTGGGCGACGGCGACGACAAAGGCGAGATCTTCGAGTCGCCCTTGTCGATCAACGGCCAGACCTTCGCGAACAGCATCCGCGCGATCCTCGGCTCCGGCACAGCGGTCGTCGAGGGCACCCTGCACAGCGTCCCCGGCACCTACACCGGCCGGCACCAGTGGGAGTCTCGCCGCAAGGCGCTCGCCTACGTCTGCTCGACCTTCGGCGCGGAGTATCGGGTCAACGGCAACGGCACGCTCGACGCGGGCACCCAGGCGCAGCTCTACGCCGCGACGCCGACATGCGTGATCGTCCGCAAGGGTGCCGAGGGCCGGGACCTGGCCCTGACCGGCCTGCCGGGTGAAATGGAGCTCAGCCGGGACGTGGAGGACTTCACGACGCGGGTCGTGCTGCTCGCCGAGGGCGAGGGGGCCGCCACCGCCACCGGCGCGGCGAACATCGCCTCGAACCCGTACCTCGACCTGCGCGGCCAGCCCGTCAAGCGCACACGACTCGTGTCCGAGTCCGGCACGGTCACCGGCAACGCGCAGGCCCGCGCCCAGCTCCAGCTCAACCGCTTCGTCGGCACCCGCAACGCGCTCAGGTTGTCCACCGAGGACTTCGAGATCCGTGGCAGTTTCCGGCCGGGCGACATGGTGTACGTCTACGACCCCGACGCGGGCTTGTATGACCTCGACAACGAGGTGACCTTCCGCGGCCAGCGGATCAATCCGATCGCACTGCGCAGTGTGGAGGCGAGCTGGCCGGTCGTCGAGGGCATGACGGTCGCCTACCGGCACCAGTCCGGGACCTGGCTCGACCTCACCGACTACGTGCGGTGGGAGACGGGTTCGACGGCAGTCGGGGTGGGCGAGCTGGGGCGCTCTCTCACGAGCACGGGCTTCGAGCCCGTCGGACCGCGGCCGATCCCGGACAGCACGATCCCGGGCGCTGTGCCCTGGGTGCTGCCGTTCCAGTCGGCGGTTTACATGGACGCCGAGGGCAACACGCGGGCGAGCATGCTTCTGGTGTGGGACCTGCCGCTCAACGCCGACGGCAGCACGATCCTGGACGGCCACCACTACGAGATCGCGTACGGCGTGAGCCCGGCGACCGAGTGGGAGACCGCCTACGCACCGTGGGGCGAGCTCCAGGCCGTCATCGGCGATCTGTCGCCGGGTGTGGTCTACGACTTCCGCATCCGCGCGGTGGACACCTCGGCCAACGCCGGCGCCTGGTCGGTCACGGAATCGGCGCTGGCCGAAGCCGACACGATCCCGCCGAGCACGCCCGCGCCGCCGGTCGTCGCCGCGAGCCTGATCGCCATCCAGATCACGCACACCCTCGGCAAGGTCAGCGGCGGCACGTTCAACCTTGAACTCGACCTCGACCACCTAGAGGTCCACGTCGGTTCTTCCTCTGGCTTCGCGCCGGATGCCACGACGCTGCGAGGCAAGGTCGCGGCGAACGCCGGGATGATCCAGGCTGAAATCGCCGCCGTCGGCACGGTGCCCGAGCCGGACACGACGCTCCGGCATGTCAAGGTCATCGCGGTGGACCGAAGCGGCAACCGGTCGCCCGCCTCGAACGCGGCATCGGTGACGGCGCTGCTGATCGACAACGCGCACATCAGCGACCTAAGCGTATCCAAGGTCACGGCGGGCACGGTCAGCTCGAACTGGATCCTCGGCGCGAACATCGGCACCGCGGCGAGCGGGCAGCGAGTCGAACTCAACGCGACGGGCCTGCACGGCTATAACGCGGGCGGCGCCGAGCTGGTGACCCTCTCGAACACTGGAACCTTCACCTTGCGCTCGGCGGCGTCCGGGTCGCGAGTCCAGCTCGACGCATCGGGACTGCGCATCTTCAGTGGCACGACCGAGGTGGTCTCCCTGCTTGCCGGCGGTTCCTTTGCACTTCGCTCGGCTACGTCCGGGACAAGGGTGGAGCTGGATATCGCCAACGGCCTGCGGATTTTCAGTGGCAGCACGCAGCTTGTTTCGTTGTCGCCCTCAGGGTCGTTCTTTCTTCGCTCCGGGGTGGCGCCATCCGCCCGCGCTGAGATGGACGCGGCGGGCATTCGGATGTACTCGGCGGGCAACGCCGAGCTGGTAAACATTTCCGCCTCGGGTAGTTTCCTCCTGCGCTCCCAGACGTCGGGCAGCCGGATCGAGATCGACCTGAACGGGATCCGCGGCTATAACTCGGGCGGATCACAGACGTTCAGCCTTTCCGCGAACAGCGGAGACTTGGACATGGTCGGTCGGCTGACGAGCACGGTCAATAGCAGCTCGAAGCGCCTCGTGATCAATCCAACGTTTGGTGCCGATCCCGAAATCCGGCTCTACGAGAACAGTTTTGACTACCACTACTGGACCTCGTACGTGGCGTCGGCCAACACCATGCAGATCGGATCCGCGCCAGGCGGGGCCAACCGAAAAGGCGCGCTCACCATGGACGGCGTTCAAGTGGCTCTAGCCCTTGGCCCGGCAGGAAGCTCCAACATCGATTTTGGCATAAAGATCGTGGACGCTGGATGGCTCGACTTTTTCGGCAAGCTCGGCGCGCCTGGATCGGGTGGTGCTTTCACACGCGGCAGCGTCCAGTTCCCGGCAGGCACAACAGGCAGCATCGGCTACGGGTTCACATTTACTGGCGGTGACGCGATCGTAGTAGCCACGATGTTCAATGTCGGCGGCCCACATGGTGTGACTCTGTCAGGCCGCGGCAACGGCGGCTTCAGTTTCAGTACCACGGAGGGCGTGCCCGGTGTGACATACGAGATTCAATTCTTCACATGGAAGCAATAATGATCGAACGACGTGTTGTTGACGCGTACGTATCCGAACACGGAGGTGTGCAAATGTGGACGATCCGGACGCGAGATCCGGCCATGCCGGACGCCCCGGATCACTGCTACATGCTGCCGAGCATCACTTTCGAGAATCTTGCCGTCGAATATGGGCTCGATCCTGACGACATTGACGAGTTGCTGCGGGTGGCGATCCTTCAACTGGAGATCCCCGCGAAGATGATGACGAGCTCAGGGGCGGCGCGTGACCTGCTCCGCGGAGGGCGGCCAGTGACCCTCGACAATGCCGAGAGCACGGCGCAGGCCCGTGAGGCACACCTGAAGCGAATCGCCTTGGTCGAGGCCGACCATGTCCGCATCGCGTGGCCCAAGCCTGGTATGCGTGTGCTCGCGCGCACCCTCGACGCCGATGTCTCCTCCGAAACCGAAGTGGATCCGTATCAGCGCCTGGAAGCGCTGAAGGCCACGTATCGACCAGATCGCAAACGGATGGGGGAGAAGCGGATGGCCTTGTCCACCGTGCTAGGGCGGGAGGTCTGATGGACGACAACAGTGTGGACCTCGGCCGCGTCCTGACCAGAGTCACCAATCAGCGCAACACCGCACTCGATGAGGCCGCCGCCGCGATGGCCAAGATCGAAGAACTGCGCGAAGAGAACGCCGGGCTTCGTGCCGAGGTGGAGCGGCTGAAGCGCGGCGACACCGCGCCGACCGTCGTCTCGGGGAGCGTCGAGTCCTAACGGTGCCGCGTGATCGTCGTCCCCCGCCGGCGCCGTAGCCACACCCAGGGCCACAGCAGTCCACACGACAGCACTACGGCCAGGATCTGACCGGGCGTCCAGGCCGGTTTTGTCACGCTCCTGCCAACCTGCTGGACACGTACGGGCGGTTCGTTGTTCCTCACGCCTCTGAGACGCGCCGACCGGTGCCCCGGTTCACCCCACCCCCGTGTCCGCATGCGGACACCCGACGCAAGGAGGCCGCGTGACGATGCCTGCCGAAGAGCCGACGATCGGCGAGGTCGCCCGGACACTGAACCGTTTCGTGGAGGACACCCAGCGGCGCTTCTCGGAGCTGAGTACGACGATTCATATCCTCGTCACCCGAGACCTGTATGAGGCGCACCGGTCCGCCATGCAGGAGGACATCGCCCAGCTTCGAGACGAGCTCAAGGCCGAGCGTGACCGGAAGACGGCCGACCGGCGCATGGTCGTGGCCGCGCTCATCTCCGCCGGCCTGTCGCTCATCGTCGCCATCGTCGCCGCTGCGCTGCTCCTGGCGCTCGGCATCAAGTAGTCACAGGCGTCGCAAAATCTCTGCCTTCTTCGCATCGAACTCCTCGCGCGTGAGAATCCCCGACTTGACCAGTGCGCCGAGGCGTTCGAGTTGGGTCACCAGATCCCCATCGATGCCCGGACCGCCGGCAGGAGGCTGCTGACTGGTGTGCACCATCTGCACGGGCATCGGGTACCTCGCGGCATGCTGCTCGCGTAACCGGGCCTGGTGAGCCGCGGCGTTGATCGCCTGCTGTACCGCCCGCGGATCGTGGACGGATTCCAGGGTGACCTTTTCGGGGCCGGTCGGCCGCTGGACATGCACGATCACATCTCCGACGCCGCGCGCCTTCTGCGTGAGCGACTGCTTGACGTCGATGTCCACGATCTCGTGAATCGGGACCTGCTGGGCGTCGGTCTTGAGCAGGCCCCGCTCGAAGTACAGGTGGTGCGTCGTCAGTCGGTAGCGCGGTGCCACCCGGCCGCCGGTTGCGGCCGACGTGAGCGAGGCTGAAACACCCTCCCAGATGACCTGCTCGGGCATGGCGTGCGGCGGCTGCGAATAGCTCACGGCGACTCCTGGTGAAGGTTCGTAGGACGTTCCAAGCATCGCCGCTCGCGCCCCGCCGCGACAGGCCGAAATGACTTTCCGCGCCTCGATTGTGCCGTGGCCGCCCCGAAACGGCTTCCCGGCCTGCCCACGCGAGATACAGGGAGACGATTTGAAGAAGTCACGTGCCGTCATCGGTGCGGCCCTGCTGGCGGCGGCACTGACCGTTCCAGGAACCGCCAGCGCCGATCCCGACTGCAATGGCAGCAGCCACTGCCACGCGCTCGCGCACACCGCGATCAACGCGCCGCAGATCAACGCGGTCGGCCTGGGCATCTGGACCGAATGTCTGCACGTCGCCGACCCGGTCGGCGATTTCGCGACGAACGAGATCTGGATGTGGACCGACGACGATCCCATCTACTTCATCGAGGGCGGATCCGCCTCGCCGGCACCACGGTGGGCCTGTCGGACCAGAGCGCGAACGGCGGCATCTACGTCCAGGTCGGCGCCGAGACGACCGACCCCCAGGTGGAGGACCACGGCAAGTCCATCGACCTGCGGTACCGATACAACGGCGCGAGCCTGTGGACCGTCGGCACCTCCTACGCGACCGGGGCCACCGCCGGCGTCTACACCATGGCCAGCCAGCCCAACGTAGGCGGCGACGGCACCGAGCACTGGTCGCTACCTATGCGGCAGCGGCCCCATGGCCGCCGCGAAGGCCGCCCCTGTGGCGCCGAGCATGAGCGATCTGAAGGCGAACTTCCTCGCCTTCATCGCGCAGCTCGGAAAGGGCAACGCCGAGCAGAAGCCCGCCATGCGGGTGGTGAAGAGCACGAGGAAGGCCGCGCAGCCGGGCGCCCGGCTGACCACCGACCAGGCCGCGTACGTGGTCCAGGCCATCGGCAACTTCACCGCCGACATGGCCCCCCGACCCCCCAATGCGAAGGCACCCACCGGCACCGTTCTGACCATGGTCGTCGATGCCCAGACCGGCGAACTGACCGACTGGAGCCTGACCAAGAAGCCCGCGCGTGATCTTGCCAGCCTCGGCAAGGTCAGCGACTTGTAGGAGGTCGAGATGAAGCTCGTCACGCGCGCAGCGCTCGGCTGGCCGCCGTCCGCCGCCGACCATGCCAGCCCAAGCCGCGGACTCGCCATCCACTACGACGGCAGCGATCAGGGCCTGGCCCGGAAGCCGCATTCCGCCTGCCTGGCGTACTGGCGGAAGACCAGGGCGTTTCACATGGGCCCGTCTCGCGGCTGGAGCGATCTTGGCTACTCGTGGGGGGCCTGTCCGCACGGCTACATCCTGGAGGGCCGTGGCCTGGGCCGCTACCAGGCGGCGCAAGGCACCACAGCGGGCAACCGCGACTGGTACTCGGTCACCCTGATGAGCGGCCCGAACGAGGACCCGACGCCCGAGCAGATCGACGCCGTCCGCCAGCTCCGGGCCTGGCTGATGAGCAAGGGCCTCGGCGCGGCCGTGCGCGGCCACCGCGATTTTTTTGGCACCTCGTGCCCCGGCGACCGGCTGTACCGCCTGGTCAAGACCGGCACGTTCAGCAGATCACCCAAGGAGGCGGATGACGACGTGAGCGCGAAGGACGTGTGGACCTACGAGATCCCAGTGCCGTTCGGCACGAAGGAGAACCCGGAGTGGCAGGCCAAGAGCTTGCTGCTCAACAGCAACGAGCGGATCCGCAACCTGGAGCGGCAGGTGGGCGAGCTGACCGCACTCGTCCGCGAACTGGTGGAGAGGAAGTCATGAGCGACGCGAACAAGCGGGCCATCCGCACCGCCGTACAGACCGCCGTGGGTATCGCCGTGGCGTTGCCGGCGATCGTCGGCGCGGCCGGCATCCCTGAGGCGCTGCCGTGGGTGGCGGCGTCGCTGGCCGTGGCGGGTGGATTCGCCCGGGTGATGGCGCTATCGGCGGTTCAGCGGCTGCTGCCGTCGTGGCTGCGGACGGAGACGCCGCAGGGGTAGCCTGACGTCAGAATTCGATCGCCCCGATCGAGTGCGCCACCGGCGTGCGGCTTCGGCCCCGGTCCTTTCGAGGACCGGGGCCGTCTTTCGCTATGGCGCGGGGGCGGCATCGACTTCGGTGAGGGTCGCCAAATCCACGATCTTGGCCACCTCCTGCACGCTGGTGCAGTAGGCGATCAGGTAGCGGACGTCGCCGTACCAGCGCTGGACACGCAGCATCGGCCGCGAGTCGAGCACGATTGCCTCGACCTCGTGGCCGTCATGGCTGATCCAGCGCCCCATGCGGACAGGATACGAGGCCCGCAT